TGTAATAGAACAACAGCTTTACTACAAGTCAAGAGACGCATCTAGCGAGCTTATTGAAGCTGGTAAACTATTTAGCGCATTGTCAAGAAAGAAAGGAAAGGTTGACGCAGAAGAAATAACTAACGCGTACATTGAAACAAACGAAAAAAGGTTTCGATCTTTAAGAGCGTTTTATCAAGCTATAGAAGATGCTAGGACTTTAGGAATGTCGGACGCTCAAATAGCTAAAGTACTAAAAAGAGCAAAGGCTCCTGATTACAAAAGAGTAATGCGAGGAATATACAAGCCATCTAAAATATCTAAACAGATAAAGAAAGAAGCTTACAGGTCTGATCGAAACAAGATATCAAATCCTTTTGATCTTAGTGCTATCTCAGAAGCTAAAGCTGAGTTTAGAAACAAACCTTTTAAGCCTGAAGCTTACGAAGAACAAAGAGCGCAGCAAGCGCCACCTAGTATCATGCCACCACCTACGCCAGGTGCTGTGCCTCCACCAAGTCCGCCACCCAGCCAGTCTTTGTTTGACCGTGGCATAGATGCACTGAGAGATATAGAATTAGACAAACTGTTAGGTTCCTAATCTCTTGCTACCACAACGCAAAAAGAAAACCGGAAAGTACTTTGCCCAGAAGGTTGAGTACGATGGTGTTAAGTTTGATTCAAAGCTTGAAGCTGCTCGATACAAGATCCTCAAAGCAAGAGAGGAGGATGGTGAGATTGAGAACGTTGAGGTTCAGGTTCCTTATGAATGCGTGGTAGAAGGCAAGAAGATCTGCAAGTACATCGCAGACTTTAGATACTGGTGCAAAGATCAGTATGTGGTAGAGGACACCAAGGGTGTGCTGACTCAAGTGTTCTCCCTAAAGAAAAAACTCGTTGAAGCTTTACACCCTGGCGTCATCGTTCAGATCATCAAGGACCCGAGAGAGTGGCCCCCTAGAACGGTACTTGATCCTCATCCATCACATGCACATTTACGAACTCAGCATCAAACGTGTTCCGAATGTTCTGAGCAGAGCCCATCATCAGATCAGGATCAAAGTTGGTCTTAGATAGTTCTCGCAACTCAGGACTACTAAATGACTGTTTGTCAAGTCCTTTAGATACCGCATTAAAGAACACAACTATTCCAGATCGATAGGCGATCTTGTCGTCAGTGCTGTCCTCTGGGATATGCTCAGCAGGAACCAGCGCAGGCATCCATAGGTGCTCGCTACAGCCATCTTTCTGCTCTTCAATGGTAAGACTCTTGCTGAATCTATCGCACCACCAGACGGCTCCATTTGAGTCTGTGATGGGCTTTGACTTGATGCAGTTTCTACAGTTCACAGATGAGGGCAAGCGCCGTCCAAGATAAACCTCACGATACACATGCGATTCATTCTTTAATCGCCAATCCTTTTCGCTCATACCATCAGGGACTACATCACTGGTGATCAATCGATGTGCCTTTTCTTGTGCCTGTTCCCATATCGATGGGTTGTAATCAATAAGTTCAGAATAGATCTCGCTATTATTCTTATTGACTACGACAACCAAAGTTCGATTGACACCAAAGACCCCCATGTAAGAGTGGATCTGCCACTGGTATGTCTTACTCCAACCTTGATAATCCTGAAGCTTTACAAGTTCTTTGAATCGTTTATCGTTTGCGCTCTTGATCTCGAGCAAGACTATCTCTTCCAGGTTAGGTGGTATCTTTCTGACAAAGCCATCACAAGATCCAGCAAAGTGTCCGCCAAAGGCAGATGCCCTGTATTGCTTACCATCCTTATCGACTGGCGATACACCTATCACTTTGGTCGAAGTGAGGTAGTCAACCACTTGATCTTCGATGCGCTGCCCTAGATCAAACAACCTCAGCATTCTGCCTCCGAAGTCTGGCCTCAAGCACCAGTAAAAGTTCATCCAGATCTTACGCTCATCGTCATCGCCGATGATACTGAACCCCATGTGACCTCTGTTACGATCGTTCTGTTCGACGATGGCCTCGTCGATCTGTTCAAAAATTGACTCCAATGACATTCCAGTACTTACCCTCCTTCTTTAAGTTAACCTGTTTGATCTTGTCAAATACCCCAACCTCATTGATTAGCTTCACCGCTAGGTCAATGCTGTAAGGATACTTGTTTGAACCCGTCATCTTATTCCACTTGATCCGAGCCATATCTCCGGCCTTACCCTTCATGCCGATCATGAGCGCAGTGCTTTGAGGCCAGTAAACCCCATCGCATTGAAACTCTACGCTGAGATAATCGTTTCCATTCTTCGATGTCTTTTTCTTTGCTCTGACCGCAATCACATCCTCTGACCTATAGATGGGCTCGTTCTTCTCCGGCATCTCATCAGATAGGACGTAACCTTCTGCGGCAATGTCGCTGGCGGATACGGCTGTATCGTTATCGTTTTGTGGGCCTCCATCTAACACAAGAGCCCTAACAGGCTTAGGTGCCTCGCATTCTTCGCAGTTCTTAACTTCATGGTCATTAACATGGAAGCATTCACCGCACACCCATACCAGACTTCCTTGCGGAGGAGGTGGTCTTGACGGCCTAGCCTTATCAATACAACCATGGCGCTGCATGTTCTCACCGTAGTCAAGAAGCAAACAATCTTCTTTTCCAGGCCATGGGCGCATGCCTCTACCGCAGATCTGGACGTACAAACCAAGTGATTGCGTGGGTCTAAGTATCGCAATGCAGTCTGTTCTCGGAGCATCCCACCCTTCTGTGAGTACAGCTACGTTACACAAGGCGTTGATCTCGCCCTGTTCAAACTGTTTTAGGATGGCGTCTCTTTCATTCTTGGGAGTTTCAGCCGTGATAAATGCAGCAGTGATACCGGATCGGATAAGCAACATGCACATCTTCTCTGCATGAAGCACACTGACACAGAAGAATACAGTGCTGGTCCTACCCTTTGAGTATGCTTTCTCAACCCAATCATCGATGATGTTTAGGATTGTCAAATCATCCATGGCAAGGACCTCAAGGTCTGACTCTCGATAGTCGCCACCTTTAAACTTCAGTCTTGCTTTACTGGCGTCGATGACCGCTTCCTTGGCCACGGCGAATGCAGTTAACCTGCACAAGTACCCTTCTTCCATAAGCTCTGGGATGGTCACTGAGTGAGCTACACCATCGAAGAAATCACCATCATTACCGTAGATAAACCCTTGGTTCATGCGATAGGGCGTAGCCGTAACGCCAAGGATCTTTGGACAACCTATCTCTTCAAAGTGATTGATGATCTTTCTGTACCGGCTTTTCTTTTCTTTGCCTACATGGTGGGCTTCATCGATGATGATGTAGTCTACCGGCAAGGACTTATCTAACCTGGTTTGCGAGGCGAGCGTATCTCTACTCGCGATAATAATCGGCGCGGTGTTATTAAACTTCTTAAGACTAGCAGCGAGTACACCATATGGTGCATTCGGCCAAACGTTTAGCAGTTTCTCTTCTGCCTGAGAGATTAACTCTTGGCGATGGGCGAGGATAAGAAATCTCCTCGAGGGATCTTGCTTGTAAAGCGTCTGGATTAGTGTCGCGAATACAACTGTCTTACCCGCACCAGTCGGCAGGACTATAAGAGGGTTTGTAATCTTGTTATCTAACCAACAGGTAGCTTTATCTAAAGCTTTTTTCTGGTAGTTTCTAAGTTCCATCAGTGGACTATTCCTTCTCCTTGAACTTCATTGAGTGTATTAATTGCAACCTTTTCTTTGATTGACTGTATCGATGCATCTACGCTTTCAGGATCAGCAAAGGTATAAGCATGTATGAGGGAGAACGTGCTCATGACTTCTGACACAGCCTCAAGACTGTAGCCGATATCTCTCATGATCTTTAACCATTGCTTTAAATGCTCGTAAGCATCGGACATTTCTTCGTTGTTGAATTGAATCTCAATCTGATCTACTTCATCCATGTATCTCTCCTAGTGAAAAGTTTTGTCGGGTCAAGCCTTTTCAAATACTTTTCACCCTTTTCAGGGTTCATTAATAAATAAATGCGCCCACTTTTGGTCGTCTGGTAGGGCGGCACCAGGTGCTTGCGATCGACCTATGCGGACCAGTTATTGGTCTGCACTTGTTGGGTTGGTGCAGGTTGAGCGGCGGGAGCGGCTTGCTGCTGCTGTTGGTGCGCTACGTTCTGCGGTGGCTTGAATGAAGTGATCCTCGCTTTGTCCTTGTACATTCCACCGTTGGGGTTAGGTCTGCCAGCTTCAATCTCAGT